CTAAGAAGTTGTGCACGCATAATACGGGGATTACCATGGTCCGGGTAATACTGAACCCCTCTCTCACCAAAATCGATAGCTCTTTTACTTGGTAAGGTGACTCTATACTTGTGTGTGATTGACGGACTTGGTTGGAATACGACGTGCATTAATACAACATAAGGAATTAATATGAGATGAAAGTATGCTTGAATACACATCCCACGATGGTATCAAAATCCAAGTTGGTCAAAATGCAAAAGAAAATGACCAACTGACAATGACGAGTGACCCTAAACACTGGTGGATGCACGTAGCTGGGTGTTCGGGTGCACACGTCGTGGTGTGTTATGAAGGTGATCAACTACCCAAAGAGACAAAGAGAGATGCTATGGTTCTCGCAGTGTTTCATAGCCAGGCTCCAACTAGTAAAATGTCAATAGTCGATGTGACTAGGGTTGAACATGTCATGTGGATGCGACAAGCGGGAAAAGTTAAACTCACCGGGGAAGTTATGGAACTCACAATTTTTATGAGAAGAGAGAAAGAACGACTAGAAAGACTATTTTCATCTAAAGTAAGCTCTTGTAAAGTCCGGCAATGTAATACACATCTTTAAAACCTAGACTTTCTAATTTCTCTGCCGCAAATCTGGCTCGTTGTCCAGTGTTGCAGTAGACGAGTATACCTCTCTTGGGGAGTTCTGTAGTTGTTTTTTCGTTCATCTTATCGACTGGGATATGAAGCGCTTTAGGATAATGTCCCATGCGATATTCAGCGGTTGTTCGGACATCAACGACCACCTTAATCTTCCCATCCTTGATGAGTCTCTTAGCTTCTTCGGCTGACACGAGGTTCTGACCATAGTAGGTATAAGCGGTGAGCGCGGCGAGACCAACGAGTAAAACTGGAATCATTTAGTACTTGGTGAGATTTTAACTTTTACATGATCCATCTCAAAGCAACATTGGGCGTTCCCATCGTAGGTTCTTTGACATGCACGACAATAGTACATAGTTTCGATATATATACAAACGACTTAAGTATTTTAATTACCGAAAGCGACACCAGCCATACCATTCTTGATACGAAGAATGTTATAGTTGACCGCATATACACGGTGAAGTTGGTTACCACCGGTGGGTTCCTTGAGGACCAGCTTGGCGTTATCGATACGAGAAAAGTTTAATGTACCTGTGGGTTGCATCTTACTCATGGTGATACAGAAGGGCCATGAGAAGGTGGGAAGATTATCGAGAACGTTGTCGGCGAGATCGGTACAGTGCATCTCAGGAACGACATCGTGGTGGTACACGTTGGATGTGTTCTCGAACAGTGCCAAACCGTTAATATAGAGTGAGGAAGTGGCAAAGTTGAATTCATCAGACCAGTTGTCACCCGTCGCTCGACCGGAAACGAGGTGGAGAGACTTCACGGGGTGGTTGAAGTAGCTGAGGTCAATGTCGACATCTGTATTCGAGGTGAGTTGATTTTGAGTTTGGGTGATGAGAAGTTCATGTTCGGTATCAGTGAAGTACTTACGTTCATCTGTGTCTAAGTAGATGTAGTTACCATACACCTTGGGTGTATCGGTGGGGACGTAACCATCGCGGCACTTGATGCGAATCTCGACATCGTGGTACTGTAGGGCTACGAGGGGAAGTGACTTGGTCCAGTCCTCGCCGAAGAAGAAGGGGATCATGTAGTGGCTACCAGTGTGGTTTTCCTTGCGGGAATTGGTGGTAAGAGCGAAAGACGCCTTGGCGGCTGTGTCACGCATCAAGGGGTTATGGACGCCTTGGATATAAAGGGAATCCAATTCAGACACCTTCTGACCACCGATCCACAGAGAGAACTCAGTGGGACTAGCGGCGTTGTTAGAGAATAGACCTGTGGCGTTTTGTTGGAACCCAGCAATACCATTGGACTCGATCCAGATGTAGCTCATAAGATCCCCCTTGGAGCGAATGGGGATGGCAACCTCATTGTTCGCACCGAAGGTACCGATATAATCCATGCGCTCGGGCTTCATGGCGAAGTTAGTGTAACGCTTGTAGTTCTGACGGAAGAAGCTGACCTGAGGGTCACCAGTGATGTACACATCCTGGGCACCCACCGACACGAGCTCAATTAAAGCAGCAGACATTTATTAATAAATGATATTAAAATTTTGGCTCATTATAAACATATGGTGGTATTCCAAGCTTTGACTTGGGAGGCGAGGGATGTGGATGAGGAACATTTGATCAGTATTTTGGGAAAGACTGAAACAGGTAAATCTATATGTGTGACGACTTTCTTTGAGCCGTATTTCTTTGTAAAGCTCCCGAGGGGAACAACTGAACAAGATGTCCGAGTATTGTACAATGACCTGAATAAACTTCGCCCAGATCACGTGACAAGTTATAGTCTCACTGAGAAGAAGGATGTTTGGGGTTTTCAAAACAATGAAAAATTTGGATACATGCGTTTAAATTTCAAGACCCTCGCGGACCGGAGAAAGGTCAATTCTATTTTCGGTTACAATCGGGAATATACGAAGTATCATGTGTATGAGTCAAATCTTGATCCTGTCCTGAGGTTGATGCATCGTACAGGTATTCAATCTACGGGTTGGCTTGACACTGGGAGTGAATGTGTTCGGTCACATCTTGCAAAGGTTGATATCGATCTCTGGTGTAACAACTGGCAAACACTGAAACCTGTAGAACGTGATGATATTGCGCCATTTGTAGTTGCTTCGGTAGATATCGAGTGTAATAGTTCAACTGGGAAGTTTCCAAATGCAGATGTTCCTGGTGATGCCTGTTTTCAGATTGCAATCTCATTATGCAAATTTGGAAACGATGAACCCTACGAGAAGACATGTCTATGCTACAAGAAAACCGATGGTCCTGATGTCACGAGTTTCGACACCGAGCGTGAAATGTTAGAGGCGTTTCAAAAATATATTCAAGAAAAGGATATTGATATCATCACAGGTTGGAATATCTTTGGGTTTGATCTTGAGTATATCTATAAACGAGCTCTTTTGACCAATTGTAATGAGGAATTTTTCAATTTGGGAAAGCTCCGTGATCCACCGAGTGAGCTTTTACTGAAAAAGTTAAGTTCGAGTGCGTTGGGTGACAATTTCCTGAAACTACTTCCCATGACTGGACGATTCATCTTCGATATGTTTCATGAAGTGAAGAAGGGTTATAAACTTGACTCGTATAAACTAAACGAAGTTTCAAAGTTGTACCTCGGTGACCAAAAGATTGACATGTCCCCAAAGGAGATGTTCGCCCGTTACAAGGAAGGTGATCCCGCAAAATTGGCTGAAGTTGCGGAGTATTGTATCAAGGATACCCTCCTCCCCCACAAACTTTTGAAAAAGTTATGCACACTTCTAAACCTATTGGAGATGGCGAAAGCAACTTGGGTTCCTTTGTGCTTCTTGGTTGAGCGCGGTCAGCAGATCAAGGTGTTCAGTCAGCTGACAAAGAAGGCTCGAGAGTTGGGATACATGGTACCGACGATTAAGTATGGATCTCTCCCAGAAGAACCCTATGAGGGTGCCACGGTCCTAGAAGCACAGAAAGGTGCGTACTATACACCAATCACAGCCCTAGATTTTGAAGCTCTGTATCCATCGATCATGATGGCACATAATCTCTGTTATTCCACATATGTAATGGATGAGAGGCGTTATGGTAATATACCTGGGGTGACTTACGAATCATTCAATATTGGTGAGAAGACTTATAAGTTTGCCCAAGATGTACCTAGCCTCTTACCAGCGATTCTAGCGGAGCTCAAACAATTTCGTAAAAAGGCGAAGAAGGATATGGCCGCTGCGACGGGTTCTATGAAGGAGGTGTACAATGGTAAGCAGTTGGCCTACAAGGTATCGATGAACTCCGTCTATGGTTTTACAGGGGCAGGGAAAGGTATTCTTCCATGTGTACCAATCGCATCCACAACAACGTGTAGAGGTCGTGGTATGATTGAGGAGACGAAGACCTATGTGGAGGCGAATTTCCCCGGGGCAAAGGTAAGGTATGGGGACACGGATTCGGTGATGGTAGAGTTTGATGTGGGTGGTCGCACAGGTGAAGAGGCTGTCAAGTACAGTTGGGAAATTGGTGAGCGGGCGGCAGAGGAGTGTAGCGCCCTCTTCAAGAAACCAAACAACTTGGAACTCGAGAAGGTCTATTGGCCGTATTTCCTGTACTCGAAGAAGAGGTATGCCGCCAAGCTTTGGACAAAGGGGAAGGATGACCAAATGCATATGGACTACATAGACATCAAGGGACTCCAGGTTGTTCGTAGAGACAATACACCCCATGTGAGAGAAGTGTGTAAAGAGTTACTGGATGTTATTCTCACATCCAGTGATCGAGGACCACCCATGGAGTTGGCAAAGGAAAGGGCGATT